GGTCAAGCGGGTGAAAGACGTTGGAAGGTCTAAAATCATTCTGGACATTGACGATGCAATGACTAACCTCCCCGTCTACCACGACCAAGCGGCCTACCACCATGCGCGGTCGCACATAGCGCGTGAAATCTGGACGTATGTCGATCACTTTTGGGTAAGCACTGAACAGCTGCTTTATGAGTGCGACTGCCTGAATAACGGCGAAGTAGTACCAAATGCTATTATGCCCAACGATCTGCCTTTGGAGGCGGCCCCGGATAGAGGCTTTTGGATGTGGCGCGGTAGAGGTATGCAAAAGGAAGATGTGTACCAGGCGGGGCGCGAAGTGTACGACCGGGTTAAACATATCCCTAAACGCTTTTTATTTTGGGGTGTGCTTCCTGCATTGAACCACGGGCAAAACATACACCTGGAAGAATACGATGATGATGTGCAGAGCTACATGGCGAAGCTAAAACAAGCGCGGTTTAACGTGGTATGGAAGCCTTTGGTAGATTGCCAGTTTAACGACGCGAAAAGCAATATTGCATGGATAGAGGCTACCATGTCGGGCGGTGTGTGCTTGACTAACTACGCGGGCAAAAAGGCATGGGAACACGCGACGGCGGAACCTTTGGAGTATGAAGCGGCGGTGGAGCTTTGGGGCAAAAGCCGGGACAGGATTTTACAGGACTTCAATCTTGAAAATACGGCACGGCAAAGGATGGAGAGTATTGATAAGCTTGTGTCGAGCAGTTTTAAAGACTGGTCAAAGGAATTGATTTTGCAAAGGTGAAAAAAGGCGGCACCCTGAATTAACAGAGTGCCGCCGTATTGAATGGACTATATTAGATCAGGCATTTTGTCTGTTGATACATACGTCAAAGCCTTTATTTTTATTCCTTGCCTAAATAGATTCCAGGTTTTAAATGTAAGGTATTGCCGAAGCTTTGCAGGTATTTTTAAGTTACTTGAAAGGTCGGAGATCATTCTATTCCTTAAAAATAAAATTGGATCCCCCGGCTCAAGGTTTACGCCAGAAACAAGTCTTGCCATGAAAACGTCCCTTGCTTCAGAACCACCAATCTTTTCAAATGTGTAATACAGAAAAGCATATTCAGCAGGCGTGTAGATTGCTAACTTTTGTCTTGCTTGCTTCCCAAACGACACAGCGTCTTGCAAGTCAACGGTTTTTGCAAACTCAAGAATTTCAGAGTTTGAAAAAACCTTATTTCTAAGCCCACCCCCTTCCGATCCTTCTGAACTATTTGTATGCATTATGACTAAGCCCTTTAACAACTCGTAAGCAAGTATGAGTTTTGCGGTTGCAGCAACAGTAGTTGCGTTTTTTATTTGAGATATATGCAACACATCAGAGGCTTTACGAGGTTTGCCTGTGTCTATTTTATCAAAAATAGAATCATCCATTCCTGTAACTAACAATGTTTTAAAATTTATGCCGGTTTCTACAGACGCAATAAGGCGATGCTGGCCATCTAAAACCCTTCCCGATTCGGCGATTCTAATTGGGTCGGCGCAAAAAACAAACGCGCCGTCTTTCATTTGCCTTTTTATAAAGGCTAAGTTATTTTTTGAAACAGCCCTATTACCTATGTTTTTTTCTAAAAGCTTTGAAGCCATTTCAGGCGTCATGTCTACCACCTCAATCTTATTTTTTTCCATGTTTTAAAAAAAATGCCCTCACAAAATCCACGGAGGGCAGTCCGTGAATATGCAAAGGCATTAAAAATTCTTATTTCAACCCTGCCCGGTTGATTTTTAAAATGTCGTACAAAAATAAACCAAAAAAACCAGACAACCAAAAGAAAACCAATAAATTGCAGTACTTTTTTAAATGAAATTGTCGGGGTAATTGACTGAAAAAAAGCACGTGAGGGGATGCGCGCACCCACTAAGTATGAAAGACTTTTGGGTGTTGGTGTTAGAACAGCTTGTCGAGTGTGGCAGGATGGATCAGGCCTACTATGCCGCGGAGGAAATTGTGGTAAGGGATTACGGGCGGCGGCGGTTTAAGTCTTACCAGTCTTTCCTTAACGCAAAATGCAAATGGTATAAAAATAGAAAAAAACAGGTTTTTAGATAACCTTTTTTTGCAGGTCGGGCAAAACCCGGCCTTTATTTTTGTGTAAACGTTTGGATTTGCGGCTATTTGGATTTAATATAAGCATAGAAGCGCCCTGGGATCAGGCAAGACAGGCGGCAACAAGGAATATTAACACGCTTCCTTATGGCTCCGGCCCGTCCGGGTGGGGTACGCTGTACGATTCTATCTTTTCCGGCTCCGGCGTTGTTACCAGACAAAAGGCATTGCAAGTACCGGCCGTTTTTGCGGCGGTTGATGTGGTAAGTCGCACGCTTGCCTCTTTGCCGTTTGCCCCGTTTCGCCGCACACCTGAAGGCGCTGAACATGCCGTGGGGCATCCATTGTGGGCAATGGAAACAATAGAACCAAGCCCCCACACAACTTCCTACAATTTCCGCCGGGATATGTTCGCAGATGCTTGTTTTGGCAACGCATACGCGAAGATTAGTTTTAAGGGTAACGGCCGGGCGTACAAGCTGGAACGCCTTATTCCTGAAGACGTGGTTATCTACCAGCGCGAAGACGGGACGCTTTATTATGCCGTTTCCCGGAAAATGGGAACACAGGCAACATTTGAAATACTGTACCCGTGGGAAGTGATACACCTGAGAGGCATGACCATTGACGGTTGGCAGGGCATCAACATCTCAAACCAGTTTAACAGCTCCTTTGCCACATCCATAGACGCTACGCGCTACGGGCATAACTTTTTTTCCAATAATGCCGCTATCGATGGCATAGTGGCTTTTCCTCAGGGACTTTCAAAGGATGCCAGGGATATAATAGAAGACCGTATCCAGAAAAAACATGCAGGGGTGAAGAACGTTGGCGGCATTATGGTGCTGGATGCGGGTGCAAGCTATACCAAGATAGGCACCAACCCACAGGAAGCCATGTTGAACGAAACCCGGATGTTTCAGGCTTATGAATCGTGCCGGATTTTCGGAGTACCTGCCCACATGATAAACGTCCTTGACCGCTCCACTTTCAACAATATTGAAATGATGGACAACGGCTTTGTGAAGTACTGCCTGACCCCGTGGGCTGAACAGTTTGAGGCGGAGTGTGATGTTAAGCTACTAACGCAAGACGAAAAGATAAACGGTACAATTTTCCACCGCTTCGATATGACCAACTTAATGCGGGGCGATATGAAAAGCCGGGCGGAATATGAGGATAAGATGCTCAAAAACATGGTGCTGACCATCAATGATGTTCGGCGCATGAATAATATGAACGAGGTGCCTTGGGGCAATCTACCATTTGCGCAGGCCGGTGTTACGCGGGTAAACGAGGAAGGGGAAATAGAGCTGCCAGAGCAGCCGGAAGTAGAAGAAAAAGAGCCTAAAGGCACAAAAGAAATAGACAATGAAGAAGAACCAGGAACAACGGCGGACGAATAGCGATCTGGAAACACGCCACATCCTGCACGAAGAAACGCGGGCAAAGGTCGTAAATGCTGAATCTCGTACGATTCGGGGGTACGGCATTGTGTTCAACAAGGAAAGCGTGGATCTGCGGGCCGGTGGTCGGGTGTTCCGGGAAGTTATACGGCCGGAGGCTATGGATGGCATTGACACGTCCCGGATGCTGGCAATGCACAACCACGACAGTAACCGACTATTAGGGAATGCCGCTTCAGGAACCATGCGCACAGGCACAGACGCGACGGGCGTATGGTACGAAGTTGATCTACCAGACAGCCCAACCGGACAAGATGTATTTATCTCTGTACAGCGGGGCGATACGCAGGGTAGTTCTTTTCAGTTCACTATTGCGCCCGACGGCGAACGGTGGTCTATGCGGGGCGGTAAAGCGTTCCGGGAAGTGACCAAGTTTGGCGGGGTGTATGAGATGGGGCCGGTTTCGGAACCTGCTTACCCTGATACATCTATTGGCGCTCGTTCTTTGGAAGCAATGGAAGCGGCGGAAAAGGAAGACCGGGCAAATGAAGACAAGGATTGGAGCGTAAGTAATAGCGCCTACTTCATCCAGCAAGTCAACTGGACAATGGAAGAAACGTCGTGGAGGCTGCGTAATCTGGAAAAGTTTATGCAAGCAGACCCGGACAATTCCCAACTATACCAGGAAACACGCGATGCGATCACAGAGGCCCGTGAAGCATTGAAAAGAATGATCGGATTAGAGGCGCAAATAATCAGCACCGTTAACGGGCAAAGAAGCGAAGAAAAAAGCGCGGAAACGCGAAACGATAAACCTGCTGCAATGACAGACGAGGAGTTTGAGCAGTTGCAGCTTTTAGTTTAACAAAAACAAATAAACACAATGGCTAACACAGTCGAACTACTCCAAAAAAGGCAGCAGGTCTGGGTTGAACTCAAAGACCTCCGGGCTGCAAAGGACGAGAACGGGCAATACACAGACCCACTCGCAAAGCAAAAGGAAATTGACCTAAATCTGCGTTTCACAGACCTGACCAACGCTATTCAGGCCCGCCAAATCGAAGACGAGCAGCAAAAGGCACTTGAAGCCGAAATGCTGGAACGCGACCGCAACGGCAAAAACACAAGCACTACCGAAAAAACACAGGCAACGTATGATGATGTGTTTTGGCGCTGGACAGTAAGCCCACACGGCGGGACAAACCGCCTGAATGAAGAAGAACTGCGTATGCTCGAAACACGCGGCACTTCTACGCAGATCGGATCTACCGACTCCCTTGGTGGATTTACCGTTCCGCAGCAATTCTCCAACGAATTGGAGGTTGCAATGAAGTGGTACGGCGGTATGTTGGCAGCGGCCGGGATTATGAACGACACAGTAGGCGGCACGCTTAAATACCCATCCTTGGATGACACGGGTGTGAACGGCGCTGTCATTGCTCAGGGCGTTGGCACCACGGTTTCGGATTTGACCTTTGGTAACGTCTTGTTTGGTGACTATACGGTCGACTCAAAGATCATTAAAATGTCTAACGAGTTGATGAATGACAACCGCGTTGGACTGGTACAGACTACTTTGGGCGAATTGCTGCCTGCCCGTCTTGGTCGCGCTGTTAACAGCCTATTGACCAACGGAACCGGCACAAACCAGCCGTACGGTCTGACTACCACCGTAACTAACAGCGCACTGACAACTGGCGGCGGCACGGCAATCACAAAACTTGAACTAATCCGCGCACAGCACTCTATCGACAAAGCATACCGTACCGGGCCAAACGTGGGCTGGATGATGCACGATACTATCTTGGGCTACTTGCGCACGCTTGACGTGGGTAACACTGACACGGTGCAGATTTTCACCCCGTCTTTGGTTGTTGGTGAGCCTGACCGCTTGCTTGGTATGCCGATCTACATTAACAATGACCTGGAAGCGGCAAACGGCACAACGCGCCTTCCTGTTACTGCCAAACGCCACATCTATTTCGGTGACTTTAGCAAGTTCAAAGTTCGCCGTATTGGTGGCATCAATTTGAGCCGTAACGAAAGCCTTTACTGGGCTGAACGTGCAGTGGGCTTTATGGGATGGCTCCGTTTGGACTCCAACCTTGTAAACGCAAGCGCGATCAAGTACATCCTGCAGGCGTAAGATGTACGTGAAGTTGAAAAAATCGGGGCGGGTGGCCTGGGTTTCAGAGCATAACGGCGCTTTCTTGATTGACAGCGGCGAAGCTGAAGAAGTCCAGGCAACCCACACCGATATTAGAGAAACTGCAACCGTAAAGCGTAACACCGAAAAACGTGGCGTTCAAGATAACGACAACACCGACAGAAGAACCGATCACTTTGGGCGAGGCTAAAGATTGGCTGAAGGTTCACCCGGATGTGGCGGAGGATGATAACCTTATTCGTGCGCTAATTAAGGCAGCGCGGGTATGGGCGGAACGTCACGCGGGTGTGTGTCTGATTGAGCAAACGGTTGAAGAAGTTTGGGACTTCTTCCCGGAATACGGCGTTTTTGAATTGGCAATGGCTCCGCTTACAGAGGTTACAAAAGTAGAATACCGTAACGACGCAGCGGCCTACACAACATGGGCAAGCAGCAATTATACGGTGGACACTTACAGTTACCCTCCGCGTGTGGTTTCTAAAAGCACACTACCGCCGTCTATCTCTTTGCAAAACCAGATGCCTAATTTATGGCGTATCACATACAAGGCCGGCACAACGTCGGCCAAAAATGTAGATGCCAA